AAACAAAAGGATAGCTCAGTAACTGCCGACGGATTCTTAAAATACAAAGGCAAATGGTGTCCGATAGTATTAAATGACTCAATGGCGGTGATATATGAATAAATTAACCAACTAAATTATAAAAGAATGAAAAGCACAATCAAATTATTACAAAGCCTATTGGAAGGCAAAGTCCTAAACTGCAAAACAATTATGAAAGACTTCGGATATTCAAACGCCAGCCGAGAGATTATCCGCAAAATTGAGCAGCCTTTTGAAATCACACTCAAAAGAGAAAAAGTAAGCTCTAAAAATAGATATGGTGAGCCTGTAACCTATTTGAATTATTCATTAATGGCAAAGGATAAAGCCAAAGTGACTAGGTTATTGAAGTCATTGAATAAAGCTAGTGCATAACGGTACGAATAGAAATATAAGCGAAAGCCCTGAAAGATGGGTAATATTAAAACTACCAAACAACTACTATAAAGTTTTTGGAACTTGGGCTGGTGGCTATATTGATTGTGAGAGATGGAAATTAAACTCTGGAATTAATAAAGTAGAGCAAGACGAAGACTTCTATTATTTTATTGGCTTTAGCGGAAGTTGTTATAAATGTTACAAAAAAGCATACGGAACAGCAACTTCTTATGGATTAGGCGTTCTAAATAAACTAATAGAACAAGGACAAGGAAAAATTGAATTAATGGATGATATGCATGATTGGGAAATTGTGGTATAACTCGCTGATTTACGAATAAAAAGTTAAAAAGAATATTGCCCATTTTAAATACAATCAATGGATAAATTTGAATTAGCTGAGAAGATACTAGCCATTTTAGACGAGGCAGACTTAACTGACTTTGATAAGATGGCTATTATTGTGGAGGTGAAAAAACGATTAGTATCGGAGAACAAAATGAGAATGCAACGTGAAATCTATGAGCAATTAAGAAAAAATGATTAATTTTGCGATATGAATGGAGTTCCATTAGAGGTTTTACATCACCAATATATGTCAAGTCCACTAGCTAAATATAGATTAACCTATGAACAGTTCGCATACTATTACACTAAATGGATAAACGAAAAAATAAATGAAAGATAGGATAAAGCAATCTATTAAGATAGACTGGCAAAAGATTAAAGCGTTGCAGCCTGAAAATGTGAAGCTACCTTACAATACTCAGCACCTTAAAAAGTCGCTATTAAAGTACGGATTTTCACTTCCATTTTATGTATGGGAGAACGAAGGTGAATATTACTGCATCGACGGACATCATAGGCTCGATGTATTAAACGAACTAATAGCAGAAGGTCATAAAGTGCCAAAGGAACTAAACGCCGTTGAAATCGAAGCTAAAGACCGAAAGGAAGCTATATCAATTCTAGTATCAGTATTTAATCAAAAGTCTAATCCATTCGCAGAAGAATACCTAATAGAGTTTTTAGAGGTTGAAAACATAGATATTCAAGAAGTCAATATTGAAAGTGTAAATGTAGTGAGTGAGACTATAGAAGAAGAAGAAACAGTATTAGATGCAATAGAAGACGATTTTGATAGTACACCACCAACGGAAGCTATAACCGTTTTAGGAGACCTTTACGAGATAGGAGAGCATCGTTTGCTTTGTGGGGATAGTACGGATAGCGACCAAGTGGCAAAGCTAATGAACGGACAAAAGGCAGATATGGTATTTACTGACCCACCTTATGGAGTAAGTTATGAAGGTGGACATAACAAAAAGAAAAGAACAGGAATAGAAAACGATACATTACAAGGGCAAGATTTAACCGACCTTTTTTATGAATCATTAATGAATGCAGAACTATTTTCGCACCATCATTCAGCTTTTTATATATGGTATGCTAATGGTAAAGCAGTTGAAACATTTGCTTCATTCTCAAAACTATCTTTAAAAGTACGAGCAGTAATATGTTGGTATAAAGTTAAAAGTGGTTTAGGCGCATTTATGTCTCAATATATACCAAATTATGAGCCTTGTATTTATGCTTATAAAGAAGGTCATTCTCCACAATGGTATGGAGCAAGTGATGAAAAGACAGTATGGGAATTAAAAAAAGAAAGTAAAAATGAATATCACCCAACACAAAAACCTGTTGAACTACCTGAAAGGGCAATGAAAAATAGCAGTAAAGAAAATAATATAGTTCTTGATGTATTTGGTGGAAGTGGTAGCACTATGGTAGCTGCACAACAATTAAATCGTAAGGCAAGACTAATGGAACTTGACCCAAAATACTGCGATGTAATAGTAAAGCGAATGATTAAACTAGACCCTACTTTGAATATCAAACGTAATGGAGTTGTAATTGATAAAAAAGAATTTGAATAAAAACCAATGTCAGAATCAATACATCACCCAATTCATTACGGAGGCGACAATACCTACGAAGCTATAAAGATAATAGAACACTATAACCTAGACTTTCACTTAGGGAATGTGTTAAAGTACATTCTAAGGGCAGATAAAAAAGGCAAAGAGCTGGAAGATTTGCGGAAAGCACAATGGTATCTGAACAGGAAAATAGAACAGTACGAACATAATATTACTAAACGACAAAAAGTGTCGCTAAACGAGCAATAAACGAGCTATGGCAAAAATTGATAATCTTAAAGGTAAGGGGGTTAAATTCTCAAAAGACTACCAACCTTCACCGGAGAATAAATCTGCTGGCAAAAAGAAAATAAAGACCATTAAAGACGCATTAGTATTCATAGGAGAGCAGATAGCTAGCAAAAAGAATACTATAAATGGTGAGTTTGAATTTTCAATGGAGGCTGAAATCATTTATAAGCAAGTTGAAAAAGCATTACAGGGCGATACTAAGTCCGCAGAGTTCATGGCTAAGATAGGAGGTTGGGAATCACCTAAACAGGTTGAGCAAAAGAATACTCATGAAATGATAGGACTAGCAGCAGAGTTTGTGGATAGGTCATAAATATGCACATTAATAAAGTTCAATTCGATAATAAGTGGTTTAATCCACTATTCCATATACTCTGGGATATTGAAACCAAATATCCGAATATAAAGCACGTTTACATCTATGGGGGTAAGTCATCAACCAAAACTTATACGGTAGCACAATTCGCATTGATTAAAGCGGCGGTGTATGGAAAGAACACCCTAGCATTTAGGAAAGTATCTGACCGCATGAATGAGACGCTAATAAGCACATTTAAGAAGGCAAGGCGAACAACAAAAGTAGAAGCTGCAATAAACGTAATGGACAAAGAGTTCAGAGCAGCAAAAGCACACATTAAGTTCAAAGGATTGGATAGTGAAGATAGCGCAAAAGGTGTTGAGGATTATTCATATATGCTATTTGATGAGCTTGACCAATTCAGCCAAGAGGAATATGAAGAGACTAGACTATCATTTAGAGGTGAGGTGTCTAAGATGTTTTTCTGCACATGGAATCCAGTTAGTGAGCATTTATGGATTAAGCCTTACCTAGATAGAATAGAATGGATTGATAGCGAATACAAGCTACCAAGTCCAGAAAGTTTTATAAAGATGTCCGCAGACGGTGCAAGGCTACTAATTAAAACCGACTATAACGATAACTATTGGTCAGTCGGCTCACCTTGCGGAACGTATGGCTATCGAGATGAAGCGTTGATAAGAGACTACGAACAGTTAAAGACATACAATTATAATAAGTATAGAGTAGTGGTGCTAGGTGAGTGGGGAATAACGGAAGTAAAAAGTCCAGCGGTGCAAACCTTTGACGTTAGTAAGCACGTTGGCAAAGTAACTCCATTGGAACATACGCCTTTATTATTTTGGATTGACTTTAATATTGACCCTTTAGCCTGTACTGTATGGCAAATATTCCGAGAGGACGGCAAACATAAGATAAGAGGTATAAGGGAGATAACCATTAAGGCTAAGGAGGGTATTCATAACACTCAGCAGCTAATTGACCTAATCAAATTACAATACGCTACTAAGCTACATTCAATATGCTTTACAGGAGACGCTACAGGTGCAATGGGCAGAGCTGAAGGTTTATCTAATTGGATTCAGATTAACAAAGCATTCAATCTAGGGAGACGCTTACAAGTTCCCAAATCAAATCCAAGTGTATTAGCCTCTATTGACTTATTGAATTATGTATTTTACAATCACCCTGACATATTACTAGATGAGAGTATGACTAATACTATATTTGAATTGCAGCATACTGAAAAAGATGACAAAGGATTGGTAAAAAAGAATAGAAACTTAGCAGAGCAGAGGGCAGACTTTATAGATACCATTAGATATGGCATGAATTTTCACTTTTTGCTGCAAGATGATATGCAAAAAAACCCACAAAAGTTTGGCATAAAATAAATATCTTTGCAGTAAATTACATAATAGGTATGCCTTGTATTAAATGCTCAACTAATAAATGGAAAATAGGTAATGGTAGATGTATTTACACTTCATTACAAGATTGCGAACGTGCATTGAAAGCCTACTATGCTAATGAAAGGAAAGAAAATGAGGTTAAAAAGAAATAAATTAAAAAGGAATATAAATGATTAGTGAACTAACTGAAATACTCTTATACTCATTGGTATTGTCTTTATACATCAATGCCTTACAAATTATGTTCCAGGCTGAAATGGTATTGAACTGGCTTTATA